CTACTGGTGATGGTAAGCCGTTGCAGGTTGAAGAAAAGAAAGCGACTGAGCTAAAAGCTTAATGTTATCAAAAGCTTACATATATAACATGACGTATAATGTATAATATGTTAAAAATCAATAACTTACGTGTATTTTTAATATGACATATTACGTTTATAAATGCAAGAAGTGCGGTAAAGAGTTCACAATACATTCAAGTTACTGCATCCATTTTTATAAGTGTAAATAAAAAGAATTTGCCGGCTTTTGGGGGCGTAAATCGCAAGTCGGCAATCTTATTGGGGATTTAAGGAATGGCATACGTTTGTGAAACAGTCGAGTTAATCAACAACGTTCAAACGTGTGTTTCATATGTTCAATTTACGCCAAATTGGTTGGATGAATTGAACAATTTAGGAAGGGCTGAAATTAATAAACTTCTTACGGAAGTTATTGCATTTTGGCTTTATTGCTCAGGGCTGCGAATGCTGCTCAAATTCATAGAAAGGTGATCATTATGACACAAGCTAAAAACGAACAACGCAAACAAACTTTACGTGACAAAGTAAACCATGCATCAACTGTTGCTGCTGTAGTTGCAACACCTGTAATTATGGCTACAGGTGCTCATGCTGCTGAGGGTGATATTGATATTGGTACGTTATCACTTGGGGGCCTTGGGGTTGCTGCTGCTGCGGTATTTGCTATTAAAGCAGGTCCATCTTTATTGATGTGGGGCTATCGTAAAATTCTTGGCTTCGTTGGCCGTTAATCATTCCGCCCAGTGTTTCGGCACTGGGTTTTTTACTTCTGTGAAGTAAGCATATGACTACTTTATATCTCATCGTTGCACTTGTCGGGTTCTTCATATTACTTAGCTAGTGCTAGGGGTCAAATATGGTTCACCGTCTCAATATATTTCTATTATCAATTCTTCTAGTTTTATCTCAAATTATTATCATCAATCGAGCTAATGCAACAACTGTTGCGGGTGAAGGTTGGACAGTACAGAAAAGGCTTGTTCAGGGTGCTACAACCTTTTATGACGGTACTAAGAGTGTAATTTTAAATGGTAAGAACTATGCAGCTACGGGAACTGCTGCAATTACTCCTGTGGCTGGTCAAGTTGCGAAAATGATTGTTAGAACTGGTGCCGTTATAGCTGTTGATTTAGCAGTTAAAGCATTAATCGGTGCAGTTGATTACGTCATGGACCCAGCAAATTCGCAGGTTAAATATTATGTAGATGCTCCAGATCAAGATCCTAAAACTGCACCTAAAATTTATGTTTATTCTGCAGGAACTGGAGCCTGTTCGGGTACTAAGATTTTTTATTCTGTATCTGCTGCAACTAATGATGCTCAAATTTGTTTTAACAAAACTGGTAGAACCGGTTATGCGGTTTCAACAGATATTTTGCCTAATTATTTATACGTTAACTTCACAAAAGGTACTGATAAATATAATGCTGTTTATGAGATCAAAGCTAATCCTATTTATGATCCTAATGCTCAAAAACAACGTGAAGAAAGAACGTTATCTTATGATGCTGTAGCTTCTCAGATTATTAGTGATGCATTAGCTAATAAAGCAGATGGTAAAGCATATGTTTCAACTGTTGCAGATACTGCACTTGAAAACGAGAAAGACCAGATTGTTCCTGCGGATCAGGTTATTGATCAATTAAATCAAACACAAGCAATTCCGACTTCTAATACCGCGACTGGTACTGCAACCCCGTCGGCAACAACGGGTACAGGTACTGGTGATCCAACTGCACAGCCTGCACCATCCACAGATATTAGTTTAAATTTTCCCGTTTTTTGTTCTTGGGCGCCTACTGTGTGTCAAGCTGCTCAGACAGTGGTTTCGTTTCCTTCAACGCTTCAAAAGTGGTGGGATACTGGCTCTAAAGCTGTTTCAGAGGCATGGACTTCAACTAAGGAGTGGATGAATGCAGATGATACGCCAGCCGATCCTACTGAGGTTGAAATTGAAGATCCGAAAGTAGATGTGCCCAATACTAACTATTTCAATTGGGGTGCTTACTGTCCGTTTACACCAGGCTCTCAATCAATTTCACTTGGTGATACCTCAGCATCAATTGACTATGACTTATCGTCATGGTGCGAATTAGCCACAAATATACGTCCTTTTGTACTTGCTGCGGGTGCTCTGATGTCTTTCTTAATTGCAGCGGGAATTGTTATGGGGAGAGATGACTAATGATGAAGATACTTGTTGCATTTGGTGAATGGTTACTTAAAGGCTCTGTACGTTCTGCATTGCTTGGCGCGGGTCTAGGTTTGGGAACTGCTGCGGGTGTTTTAACTGCATTGCAAGTTTATATAGATAATTTAATTGGTCAGTTCGGTTCATTATCAAGTGATGTTCTTGGATTATTAGCGTTATCAGGGGTTCATATTGCTTTATCGTCAATTATTGGTGCCGTTGTATTTAGATTAACTATGAATAGTGCAAAAGTTTCATTAATTAAAAAGGCTAATTAAAATGTCAAAAATAAGATTAATTACTGGTGGTATTGGTACGGGGAAATCTCTTTGGACTGTTGAAGCATTATTTAAGGAGCATGAAAAAAATCCTGAAAGACTTATTTATACTGATATTACTGGTATTAAACATACTGGCATTTTAAAAGCCCCTGACGATTGGCGTGAAATTCCAAACAATAGTTTGATTGTCTATGATGAAGTTCAATATCGGGAACTATTTAGCCGTCACAACTCAAAACGAGACAAGCAAATTCTTGATTTAACTACAATTCGAAAACGTGGCATTGAACTCTGGTTAATTACTCAACGCGCTAGATTTCTTAATGCTGATGTACTCGGACTTGTGAATGAACATGTTCACTTAGAACGTGTTGGGCAAAAAGTTAGTAATGTTTATATATGGCAAGAAGCCGAAATGAATATTACTAAAACTAAAAAGTTATTTGCATTTGATAAATATAGATGGGCTTATCCTGAACATATATTTGGCTTTTATGAATCTATTCAGCCTGATGCTAAACATAATAAACGATCATATTTAAATAAAGGTGTTATTGGGGTTATTGCAACTCTTATTTTTGCATTAATTGCAGGGGCAATATTTATTAAATTTGCTGCATCTAAAGGTATCTCAGCTTCTGGAGTTGAGACTAAAAAACATGACAAGCAACTCAGTGTACAATCTGTACCCAATACAAAAACTGATGTTGCACCTGCAAGCTCTCCAGTAGCTGCCGATCTGAATGTTGAATGTCGAAAAGGTGCAAATGTAGAAAAACCTGAATGTGTAAAATGGTTTAATGACCTTTCTAAAAACGGGTCTTCTGTTGCTCCCGTACAACAAGAACAAGTCTCTTATAATCCGTCTAAACCTTTTGATGACAATATTCAAAAGTCTGTTTCCTACCAAGTTACTGCAAAACCTGTTTTTAGCGGATGTACAAAGATTGGTAATAAATATCAGGCATATACACAGCAAGGCACTAAATTAGACGTATCAAAATCTGACTGTGAACGTCTAATCAAGAATAATGACAGACCGTTCAATTACTTTGCTCAACCTCGTAATGAGACATTAAATCAGATTGAGACTGTGAGTACAGATTCATCTAAAAATGAATCTACGGAACAGACTCAGACTAAACATTCTGATCGTGTACATGTGATTGATCATCATCCTGTTTTTTCAGAAACTGATATTACAAGGCCTTCGATTTGATAAGATTTAAATTTCTTCTCTTTGATTACAAAAACCGTCTATTGGATGTGACGTTGTATGAGCAAAGAAGTGTCTTCAGGGGAATTGAGACACATCGCGTAAACATAGGTTTTTTCATGAATTTGGAGTGTCTCAAGGCGTAGTCTAGACACTTCGACAAATTGGCATAATGTTACAAGTGCTCTCTCTACTGCAGCTGAAAAACTGGTTCTTCCCGGGAACAATCTAAATGCTATTTTTCAATGATTTACAATTTTGGATTGATAAACATCGATTGGCATAATATTACACTTATAGATGTGTTGGCTGCTGCTAGTATTATTCTTGTCTATCCTATTTATTGGGTTCTGGTTCATAAATTAATGGATAATATTTTTAATCGCTAAAGTTCGCATAATGTGATGTCCAGATTATGTTACTAAGCCCCAGTGAGAACCTTGCTAGTCTCACGGGGCTTTTTAACATCAATCTGCATTATGCGAGCTACAGTGCCACCGC